TCGTTCGCGACGACTGCTTTCGGTCCGACCGTCCTCACAAAACGCTTTAATCGCTCTTGTTTACACTTCTAACCGCTCCGTCTTCGATTATTACGCCGACTCGATCGCTTGATCCAACGACCTCGATCCAGACTTGGAAGTCCGCCGCCTTGGCGAGGTCGACGATGAGGGCGAGATTATCGTCGTCGAGGAGCGATCCGTTGGCGATCCGGAATACCCGGAGCTTTGGGTTAAGCGCCATCGCGACCGCAACCGATACGCGGATACGTTCAGAGTCGGAGAGGGCGTCGAACGCCCGACCGTTGTAAAGGACTCCCTCGTCCGGGTCGTATCCCATACCCTCGATCGGGTAAGTCGCGTCGGCGATAGTCTGGCGATATTGATTATCTAACGCGCCGATCCGTTGCGTATGTCCGTCGGAGATGTTTTGACCGTTGCTAAGATCCGCCTCAAGATCGCCACGTCGAACCATTAGATCGAACTGTTCGTTCCACTCCGTTGCCTCGTTCACCTCTTGAACCGTATTGCCAAGCTCCGGACGCTTACCGAGTTCGTCGTCGAGATCGAATTTCGCCGATTCGATGAGGGTCATTAATTGATTGAACGACTCGACGACGTCGTCGAAGATCCTAGCGTCGATCTTTAAGCCGAGGCCCGAATGGTCGGTCCAGTCGCGTTGCGCTTGTTTAACGTCGCGGATATGCTCGTTGAGAGTTCGGTTGATCCCCGATAGGCGTAACCGTTCGTCGCCGTACTTGTCTATTTGCTTTTGAGCCTCGCTTTGTTTCTGGAGGAGTTCGGTAAGGTCGACCGGTTCGACCGTCGCCTCCGCCTCTTCGCGTTCTTTAACCTCTGCGAGGAACTCTGGATCGTTCGATTCGAGGTTGTCGATAATTGACTTTGTATCGGAGACGATTCGGTTCGACTCGGTCCGGGCGGCGTACACTTCATCTCGTTCGCTCTTGATCCCAACGAGGATATCTTCGATCCCAAGCAACTCGGTAAGCGTTTTGTTCCGTCGGTCCGAGGGCATTGAAGCGAACTCGAGCGGGTCCATCGTAACCGCGCCGACCAAGCCGTCGATTAACTGTTGAGGCGAGGCGTACTTCGCTTTTCCGTCGCCGTTCCAGACTTCGAGGTACGTGTCTTTCTCGGTCCAGGTTCGCTCGACGATTAGCTCGACCTCGTCGTCGCCGATCCAGACTTTTACCCGAGCCTTTGTCTCGCCCTCGCGGATCGGTCGTTTCGGGATCTTCTTTTTACCACTGAACGCCCAAAACAAACCATCCAATAGGCTCGACTTACCCGCGCCGTTCTTACCAGACACGACGACCAGGTTCCGCTCCGGGTCCAGCTCGACCGCTTGGAGGCGCTTCACGTTCTCCGCTTCTAACCTGAGTACTCTCATGTTACCGTCCCTTCAGCTCGTTAGATCTTCTCTCTTTGCGATATGACTCACCGGCGAACGCGATAATCCGACCGTCGAATAAGCGATCGGTAAACGCTCGTGTCCCGGTCAATTCTTGTTCTTTGTTTCCCAACTGTTCCGGGTCAAGGTTGGATATAAATACGACGAACGATTCGGGGAACGACCGCAACGATTCGAGTCTTTGTAACCAGTATTCAAAACCCCAAGCGGTCGGAGTCCGTCCGGTCTCGTCGACGAATAAAGGTTTAGGCCAAAAGTACGGGACGGTCCGGACCCGTTGGTCAACACCCTCCCCGATTGTCTCTTGGTACTGGCGGAATTGCCCGCCGTATTGCATCGCGAACCGGTCGGCGTCGTATTGGCTCATCGGATGAGATCGCTCCGACGCGAACTTGTTATTCCTTATCACTTGGTCCCGGACGACCCGATCGACAACCCGGACGATCGACCGAGTAAAGAGATCTCGCTTCATTGTTTCGGCGACAACAATCCCGGAGGCGAGGGATTTGCCGACGCCGTTTGGACCGAACCAGTATTGCAACCGGTCCCGCGACTGGATCGTTCGCTCGCCCGAAAGAATCCCTCTCCATTCGTCCCAAAAGTCTCGATCCCATTGTCCTCGATATTCCCAACCGTCGAACCCGTTCGCCGCTTGTAACGCGACGTCAGTTGTAAACCTCATCTCTGCTAACTTCTCGGCGATCCGTCTATCCATTCCACTCGCCTCCCTCGCTAACGTCTCTCAGCTCGTTTGCACGTTGGGCGGTTTGCATATCCGCCTCAATCTCTTTCCATCGCTCGGCGCGACCGAACAGGTTCGTAACCTTGTAAGGATAATCGGTCGTCGCGAGGTCGGTCCTAATATAGAACCGAACCGCCCGTTCGATTTGTTCCGGATCTTCGCCTCGGACGATCGTGTTTTGGAGACTCCGTATCGCCCGGTCCCGGACTTCTTTCGTCGAGTACTTCGGAGGCCAAGTCGGGCGACTCTGGAGATAGAGGTCGACGAGATACTTTGCAATCCTAACAGCTCGACCCGGAGAGGTTTTGTTAGTTGTATCTTTCTCTCTGTTTGTTTCTGATCCATGAGGCGTTGACGCCTCATCCGATGAGCCGTTGTCGCCTCTTCCGGGTTCCTGTTGAGGCGTTCGCGCCTCTTCATGTTGAGGCGTTGGCGCCTCATCCGGGGCGTTATGAAAGGGGAGAGAGTATCGGGAGGCTTTGCCGGTCCGTTCCGTTGTAACCAGTCCGGCGCGGTTCAGTCGGGCGAGAGCTTTGTTAACGACTCCCCGGTCGACCGGTTGTTTCTGATCTTCGGCGAGCTGTTGGGCGAGGGTTGTTTGCTTGACGCGGATCAATCCATTCGCGCCCGCGTGTTCTTTCAATATCAGATAGAGGACGATCGCGGTTCCGTCCCGTCGAACCCGGACGAGCTCGCGAGTTTCACGTCTCGACAACATCTCGAACCGGGTTTGCTTTTGGTCCTCGGTGTTCATAGTTTCTATCTGTCTCGTCTCATCGCGTTTTCGTGAAGGGACTCAGCTCGCGCCGCCTCGGTTCGTCACCGGGGCGGTACTTGTTACGGATCAACCTCTTTCCTCTCCCGATCATAAGCCTCGATCAGTTTGCGGCGGTTATCGCCTTGCGGCGTTGACTTGCCCGCTCTCCATCGCCGGACCGTTTGGACGTGGACGTCCGCAACGTCCGCTAGGTCGGCGGCGTGAGGGTATCGTTCGCCCAATCGCTCGAGCGCCTCTTCATATTTCGGTTGCAAATGTCCTCCTCGATGGCGTACTATGCAAAACGTGAGCAAACTAACTCACAAAAGCGGATCAAACAACCCGGAGGGAGTAGGTTGTTGTCCAACGAGGAGGACGAGATGAGACAAGTAACCGGAGTATCGGCGAAGATTCTCCGCCTTTTTTACGAGGATCATTTGGACGAATCGTTCCAAGGCTGGATCTCGGAGAACAAGATCCGGGAACGACTGAAACCCAAGTTCGAGTCTCCCGGCGCGGACGCCGGAGCGACCGAAGCGACCGAAGCGAAACGACTGTTCGACCAATGGGAGAAAGCAATGCTCCGGGATCAACGCGAGATCCCCGGCGCGTTGACCCGACTCGCCAAGCCGTCGGGCGCGGGAGGACACAACCCGCCGCTCCTAATGAAAGGGACGAACAGCTCGATCGGACATTACGACGGCGTCGCATTAACGCCAGAGGGCAAGGTCGCAATCGAGAAGCTCTTCGGAGGCGACGATGGAGCCGATTAAACTTACCCGAGCCCAAGACGCCGCCCTCCTCACGATATGGCTCGACCAAATGTTCGCGAACGGGATTGGCGGTTCTCGTCGGCGGGTTTGCCCCGGAGTACAGTATTACAAATATCGTTATTGGTTCCATCTCTACGGGATAAGGCGAGACGTAATCGGTCGATTGATCTCCGCCGGTATCCTCCAAGAGGGACGGATGAAAGTCGAAACGCTTTCCGGGTCGGTCGCGGGTCAACAGTCGTTCCAGACTTACCGCGACGAGAATCCCGCCTATTCATTCACTCCCGATGGAGACAAGTTTGTCCGATTGCAAATCCCGCGATGGATACGGGAGGGACGGATGAGCCAATACGACGCCGACGTCGGGTCGAATCTTGATTACAAGGAAAACGGAGGGAGTCGAAATGGCGAGCGAGCTGGAGTCGTATTACGTCAACGGTCGCGAGTATAAGAGATACGTCCCGACCAATAGATCGGGGATCGTTTGCGTCGGGTTACACGGGACCGACGGGACCGCCGAGGGATTCTTTGGTTCGGCGCAACTCCGAGAGATAGCGGACTCGACCGGATGGACTATCGTTTTACCGTTTGATCCGAGCGGCAAATGGTCGAAGAGCGATCTCCCGTATATCCATGAGGCGGCGCAACAAGAGGCGAACGGACCAATCGTCGTTTGCGGTCACTCCGCCGGTTCCGGGATGGCGGTTCGTCTAGCATACGATTACAACGGTTATTATTGTGCGATTTGTTGCGTCCATTCTGGACTCCCGACCGGACTTGTTAATCGGTTCGATCCGGACCAATACGAACACCCGATCAATATGCTCAAGATTTGCTCGGTTCACGACAAGCTCGACAATCACGACGACGGGTTACACTTCGCCCGGTTAGTCGCTTGGGCAAACGGACACGATCCAAAGCTCCCTCGGCGGAGTGGTCACGCCTCGCCAAAGGTCGAGGAGTTCAATTGGTTCAACGGCGTACCGGGCGGCGTTAACGAGGTCGGGTTCGTGTCGCTACACTGGCAACGGGACGGAGGAGTCCATACTTGGCCTCTCAAGTCGAAAGGTTCCGGGTACGACATAACGCGAGAGATGATCGACTTTTTCTTACGCCATTTGAGCGGATCAGTCGCACCCGACGAACCGACGTTCACTATCCGAGCCGACGACCGATTCGGACCGGCGATTGTCCGGGAGTACGCCGACCGGGTCGAACGCTTCTATCCCGGCGCGAAACAAACGATCGCCGACGCGAGAGAACAGGCTAATAAAATGACGCTTTGGCAAGAGAAACACGAGACCGAATAACGGGCAAGGAGACGAGACGATGGCATTACTACCAACAGGAACGCCGAGCGATCGCGCCGAGTTCGGAATCCCGTTCAACACCCTCCGGGCGGGAGATTAAGGTTTGAGATGAGGCGTTAACGTCTCATCGGATGAGGCGTCAACAGCTCAACAGTTAGCGACAAGAGGTTAGCGAGTGATCCAAGAGCAACTCCATCACAAGAACAGTCGCGACAACGATAAGCTCTTTACGATCAATTGCGATTTGTGTCGACGGCGGACCGTCCAGATCGGACCCGATCGAAAGACGATCGACCGGGCGATGAGGGCGCTCGGATGGATGTTACAAAAGAACGGCGACGGTTGTCGTTGTACCCGTTGCCGAAAGAAACGAGGCGTCCCTTGGGGCGCGTGGAGAAAACGTTGTAACGAGTGCTAACAGGAGGGCGGGGCGACGAGTGCGATGAGGGTTCGCAGTCGGGGAGCGTCTTAGGACGTGTCGTCCCGCACTTTACAAACTGGAGAGATCGGATGGATTACCGAGCGTTAACAGAGATTAAAAACGAGATCCGGATTGAACGGGAGCGGAACAATCGACTCTTGAAGTACCTCGCCGCGATTTGCACAAAAGCCAATATCCCGAAGATCGAGGAATACCTCGGCGCGGACTTGGACCAATTAGTCGACAAGACGCTCGACCCGCGACCAAAGCCGGAGGACGATCAGGAGACGAGCTCGGATGGCAAAGAATAAGCGAACTTTCTCGCAACGGGAGCACGATCTCCTCTTTGTCGCGAACTCAATCCTCGAGGGCAAGGGTCCGACCGAGATCACGGTCGAACTAAACGATCGGAACAAGTACGATCTTTGTCGTCAACAGGTCTCGTATGATATCCGGACCATTTGGAAAGAATGGCAAACCGAGCGCCTCAAGAACTTGGACGGATGGAAAACACGTCAAATCGCTATCCTCATGAAGATCGAGCGCGAAGCTTGGGAAGCTTGGGAGCTATCGAAAGACCCGGAGGTTTCGCGTGAAACAGGATCGACCTCGGCGGTTATCTCCGCCAAGACGGGCGCGATCGCGGTTCTCCCGGCGGAAAAGGTAACGACTCGAGAGAACGAGGTCGGCGACCCGAAGTTCCTCCAAGTCGTTATCAAATGCGAGGAGCGGATCTCTCAAATCTTGGGGATTGATGAACAGCCAAACACCTCCCTCAATAAAGTTATCCAAGTTATTCTCCACTCCGACTCCGGACGAGACCTCTTGCCTGAGCCGGAACCGGGCAATCTCTAGCGATCAGGTCAAGCGGTTAACCATCGCCGACAACTTCGCTCCGTTCTTTCGGGATCAGTCCCGGACGCTTTTATCTTGGGGCGGAGCCGGTTCGGCGAAGTCGCACTCCGCCGCTCAAAAGATTATCCTCCGGGTTAACCGGGCATTCGATCACAACCCGGAGAACGTCCATCGGTTCCTCGCCCTCCGTAAAGTCGGGAAGTCGGTTCGAAAGTCCGTTTTTCAATTGGTCCGCCATTACATCTCAGAGCTCGGACTTAACGACGTCGTCAAGACGAACCGGTCCGAGTTCTTTTTCGAATGGTCCAACGGGTCCGTTATCTATTGCGGCGGGATGGACGACCCGGAAAAGATCAAGTCGATCGAGGGTATTACTGGCATTTGGTGTGAGGAGTTTACTGAGTTCTCTCGGGACGATTGGCTCCAACTCGACCTCCGATTACGCGGTAACCCTTGGGCATACAAACAACTGATCGGAACGTTCAATCCGATTCAGGTTACGAGCTGGATCGCGGAGGAATGGTTCGGGGACGATTCGTCCCTAATGCCGACCGGCGACGAGACTGAACTGGACGATCGTTATAAGCGAATAATCGACAAACAGGGAGAGGCTGTTTGCGCGTTTCAATCCAATTACGACGACAATCCATTCCTCGACGAACCTTACCTCCGCCGGTTGCGCGGACTCGCCGACGTCGACGAGTACTTTCATCGCGTCTATACGCTCGGACTTTGGGGGCATCCGAAAGGATTGATCCTCCGGAACTGGCGAGTAACCGACGCGGTCTCGACCGATCCGGAGTATTACGATCAAGTCTCGGCGGGCGCAGACTTCGGATATAACGACCCGGCGACTCTAATTCGTACCGGGATGAAAGACGGAGTCCTCCATATCTTCGGCGAGCCGATATTCCAAACCGAACTAATCACGAAACAGCTCGTCGAGGAATACCGGACGGCGGGACTCGGACCTCGCGAACGGGTTATCGCCGACTCCGCCGGGACCGAGCCGATCCAAGCTATTAGACGCGAGCGGATCGTCGCCGGGATTCGAGCTTGCGAGAAGTATCCGAACATGATCGCGGACGATATCGACTATCTCCTCTCGTTGCCGGAGATTCTGATTCATCCGTCTTGCGTTAACACGATCCGCGAGTTCGGTTCGTGGAAGTGGAGAGAGGATCGTAAGGGTCGTATATTGGAGGAGCCGGTTGCTTACGACGATCACGCGATCGACGCGATCCGTTACGCGACTCAACGGTATCGCCGCGCCAAGGCGACGGGCGGCGGATTAGGGTATTCCGGGCGGTCGATGAAAAACAGGAGAGGGCGATGAACGTACTCCAGAAACTGGGACGAGCGTTCCGGGCGGGCGCGAAACCGGAGACGATTCCGGATCGCGGGAGTCTCCTCGAGACCGTTGTCGGACCGACCCGATACGAGACGCAACGAACATATGTAACCGACGGGATCACGCCCGAGGATCTTACCTCGATCCTCAAGTCCGCCGATACCGGACACGTCTCCCGCCAATCCGAACTATTCTCCGCCATCGAGGAAAAGGACTCCCGGATCGGCGGCGTACTCCAAACTCGCCGGGTGGCAGTATCTTCACTCAAATGGGAGATAATTCCGGCGTCCAGCAAACCAGAGGACGAGGAACGCGCCGCACAAATGAGGGAGTATATCCAAGCGATCCCTCAACTCCGCGAATCAATGACAACGCTCCTCGACGCGATCGGGCGAGGGTACTCCGGACTCGAGATCCATTGGGAGTATAAAGACAACCAGCTCTTGCCGAGCGAGTTGACTTGGGTCCATCCGTCGCGATGGACTTTCTACGGCGTTGATTCGAACGCCGCGAACCCTCTGATCTTTTACGGGACGCCTCAACTATTGACCGACGAGAACCCGTCCCTCGGTATCCCGCTCCAACCGTTCAAGTTTATTTTCCATCGTGCTCGCCATCGCGCCGGGTATCCGAACACCTCCGGACTTTGTCGGGCGCTTGTCTGGTATTGGCTCCTCAAGAACTACTCGCTCAAGGATTGGGCGGTATTGCTCGAGCGGTACTCAATGCCATTCCGTTACGCAACCTACCCGGACGGAACCGAGGACGACGAGAAGCTCGATATGATGAACGAGCTCGCTCAAATGGGTACGGACGGATTCGGTATTGTCCGGGACGACGCCGAGATCCATTTCGTCGACGCCTTGAATGCGGGACACACGACAACGAACAAAGAGTTCGCCGAGTACCTCGACAAAGAGATCACGATTCTCGTTCTTGGACACGCCGGATTGAGCGAGGGAACACCGGGCAAGCTCGGCAACGAACAGGCGGCAAGCGACCTCCGCCAAGACTTACTCGCAGCCGACGCGATGCAATTGGAAGAGACGCTCAACGATCAGCTCCTCCTCCCGATCTCGATATACAATTTCGGCGAGGACGTCGCGCCTCCGCGCCTCCAATTCTCCGTCGACCCGCCGATCGACCTCCAACGCGAAGCCGATCGCGATATCAAGATCCTCGGAACAGGGATTGCAACCTCGGAACGAGCATTTCGCGAAAAGTACAATATCCCGGCTCCGGAATCCGAAAAGGACGAGCTCGTTATCAAACCTCAATCGAACGGATTCGGAGGGCTCCCGTTCGAAGCGAAGCTCATTCGAGCCAACGCGGCGGACGACGACTCGTCCGAGCTGGATCGGATCGAGGACGGTCAAAAAAAAAGAGTCCGGCGTACCTCGATCTCGTCAATGAGATTGAACTTCAAATCCGGGGATGGAACTCCCTAACCGACTATCCGTCGCTCACGATCTCCGACGAGGCGGTCCAGTCCCTCGCCGATCAATTGTATGAGTTCTCCGTCCTTTCCTATTTGACCGGCGGATATGCATTCCGAAAGCGCCATCTCCCCAAGTCGCTCGAAGCGGCGGCGACTATCGAGGACGTATGGTCCGAACCGTTCCTCGAAGCGGTCGAGTTCTTTATTCGGAAAGGCGTAATCAGTCGCGCCGACTTCGATAAGTTACCCGACGCTCTGAAGGCGAAGTATTTCACGATCGCCGGGTTCGAGTCCGAGGATTTGATCGAGGCGGTCCAATTGGTCGTCCGCGACACGATCCAAGACGGAGCGACTCTGAACGAGTTTCGCAAGTCGCTCTCGGAGACGCTCGACCATCTCGGCGTCGGTCCGACTCGTCCTTGGCATATCGACTTGATCTATTCGCAAAACGCCTCGAACAGTTATCACGCGGGTTTTTTTGAAACCTTGCACCAACCCGACGTCGTCGAGGAGTTCCCGTATCTCGAATATCTTTCGATGGACGACGACCGGGTACGACCCGCGCATATCGCTCTCGACGGTCGTATATTCTCTACGAGTGAGATCGGCGCGTTCTATCCGCCTAACGGATTCCGTTGTCGTTGTACTGTCGCGCCGCTATCGCGAGCCGAGGCCGAGGCCCGAGGAGTTGTCGGGCCTGACCAAATCCCCGAGACGATCACGATTACTCTAGAAGACGGGACGGAGAGAACCTATCCGGTTGTACCGGACAAGGGATTCAACGCGGACCCGAGCGAGGCGTTCCGCGAACCTCCGGAGCGTTGATGAAACGCCGTCCCAATTCTAAGAACTTTGGAACCGAACCGCGTCGGCTCAAAGCCGATCACGGCGACGGGACTCCTCCCACAACCCTCCATCTCTTCCCGTTCGGGATGTTTCTCGGACACCCGGTCGGAGCCTTTGAAGTAACCGAACTCGCAGTCCAACAAATGATCGCGAACTTTTCAAAGTTCGATATCGACGTTGTCGTCGACTTCGATCACGCGACCGAGGAATGGTCGTCCGTCGGCGATACCGCCAAAGCGGCGGGTTGGATTAAAAAGATTTGGCGCGAGGACGACGGTTTATACGGCGAGGTCGAATGGAACGCCGACGCCGCCGAGGCAATTGCGGCGGGCGAATGGCGTTATATCTCTCCGTCTTGGTGGACTGACGCACAAGATCCAGTAACCGGCGACGCTATCGGATGGCGACTCGTTTCGGTCGGACTGGTTAACCGCCCGTACTTCGATGAACTCGGGGCGATAGCAAAAGACAAAGGAGTCGACGAAATGACGCTCGATCCAAAGACTATCGAGGCGCTCGGATTGAACGCCGACGCGACCGACGAACAGATTAACGAAGCTCTTACCAAACGCCTCGAATCCGACTCGCAAGACGACGTCGCCAAGACGCTCGGTTTCGAATCGTTCGACGCGATGAAAGAGAAGCTCGCGGCGGAGTCAACCGACGAGCCGACCAACGAACCAACCGTCGACGAGACTAAGATCGTCTCGGACGAAGTCGCCTCAATGTTCGACCTCGAACCGGGAGCGACCGTTAGCGACGTCCGCGCCGCGAAGCTCAAGCTCCAGATCGGCGACGACACTATCGCGCAACGCCTCGCCAAACTCGAAGAGGATCGGGCAAACGAGCGGGTCGACGTACTCATCGCCAAGGCGAAAGAGGACGGTAAGATCACTCCGGCGACGGAGAAAGACTTCCGTATCCTCGCCAAGTCCAACCCGGAACAGGTCGAGAAGCTTTTGGCCTCGGCTCCTCGTGTTGTCGACTTGGATAATCACAACACGAACGACCCGACGAGCAACGGCGCGGAGACCTACGTTCTCTCCGCCAAGGACAAGAAAGTCGCCGCCTCGCTCGGACACGATCTCGAAGTTCACGCGAAGCATTCCGCCAAGATCGAAGACGTTAAGGCGGGCAAGCGATAACCCTCGTCGGAGGGAAAACGAAAGCTCATACGAGCACAAGTCCACTCCTAGGAGGGAGCTAAAATGGCAGCACTCACCGAGTCTCGAAATACCGTCCTCCATTTGGGCGGGTTTGCATCGCCTCCGGCTCACGACGCTCCGATGGCGGCGTCCGAGACAATCTACGGCGGATCAATGGTTTGCCGTAACGCCTCCGGGTACGCCGTATCGGCGGCGAATACCGCCGACTTTGTATTCGCCGGGATCGCGAAAACCATTTTCGACAATTCGTCCGGAGCGGCGGCGGCGATGGACGCGGAGATTTATTACGGCGTCCCGTTCGAAATGACGATCGCGGGCGCGGCGCTTACCGACGTCGGTCGCCCGGTATTCATCACCGACGATCAAACCCTCTCGCTCTATGGCGGGAACGTCCCGGTCGGGCATATCTGGAAGTACATCTCCGCGACTTCGGTAATGGTTATGCCGGGTCCGGTCCGCTTCGGATATGTCGACATACCGGTCGCGTTGTCTGAGATCTCGGCGGACGCGGACGTCGGCGACGGGATTACGGCGACGTTCAATTACTTGATTACAAAGACGAGTTTTCACGTCTTGACCAAGTCAACAGGAGCGGGCGCGGACGTCGACCTCAAGCTCGAGATCGGAACGACCGACGTAACCGGCGGAGACGTTACACTCACACTCGCAACGACCAACACGGCGGGCGACGTTGTGGACGGCGCGGCGATCACGGCGGAGAACTACGTCCACGCGGGCGACGTCCTCCAAGTCGACGCGGATCATACGACTGACTTTACGGCGGGCGACGGACTCCTCCGGGTCCATTACGCCCGATAAGTAGTCCAGAACCAAAGAGCACTCGTTTGGACGGACGAACGAGTTAGAGATACGACAACAACTCATTAAGGAGAACCGACGATGATTCTCGGGATCGAAGCAATCGAGGCCGTCCAGCGGGGACTCAATACGTCTTTTCAAGAGGCGTACAACCGAACCAAAGTCCTCTACGAACAACTCTCGATGGTCGTTAACTCGACCGCCGGAGTTGAGGAGTGGCCTTGGTTTGATCTAACGGGCGATATGAAGGCTTGGAAATCCACGCTTCAGCTCGGACATATCAAGCTCAACGATTGGACTATCACAAATGAGGATTATGAGAACTCGATCCTCATTCCGAAAAACGATATCGACGACGATAAGATCGGCGTTTACGGTCCGTTGTTCGATACAATGGGAATGAACGCGAAGCGCCATCCGGACAAGCTCTTGTCCGACTTGCTCTCCGCCGGGTTTGACGACGATTGTTACGACGGGGAGAAGTTCTATTCCGCGACTCATCCGATCCCCGGATCGTCCGACGTTAACGACAACCTACACGCCGGAGCATTGGCGGCGGCGACGTTCCAAACCGCCCGCGCCGGACTGTTGAAAATGAAAGGCGGCGGGTCGAATTACTTCAATAACCCGGACGACTCTTTCATTCTCGCAGTCCCGCCCGAACTCGAATCGACCGCCGAGTCTATTGTAATGGCGGATTACTTGGCGAGCGGCGCGACCAACACGAACAAGGGAAAAGCGAGGGTCCAAGTAATGCCTCGCCTCGCGACGACTACCGAATGGCATTTGCTGAACGAGTCGCTCCCGATCAAACCCTTGATAACTCAGATACGACTCGCGCCGTATGTCGATTACGACGCGCCCAAGACGTCGCTCGATGTTGTGTACTTCTCGCACTATCGAGGCGCTTGTGGGTACGGACTGCCAGTCCTTGCGATTGGTTCACCCGGAACCTAAGTCGTAACCGGGCAACACCTCGGAGGGAGCAATCCCTCGTGTCCGATAAGCTCCCTCCCTCATGTTGGGAGGGAGTTTCTACTTGGAGCCGACGATGGCGTATTGCGACCGAGACGATATCATTATCGCGATCGACGAACACGATCTCATCCAGTTACTCGACGATGAGCGTATTCTCGACGATTTGAAAGCGGGCAAGATATACCAATTCCAAGTCGACACGAACGCGACCTCCGGGCATTTCGAGACCTCGGGCGACGTCGCGGTTACGCTTGGACCCGGCAATACAGCGCCTCGTGTCCGGGCGAATAGCAAGTTCCGGCTCTCGTCCGGTTGGTATGAGATAACTTCGATCACGGACGACGGCGAAGCCGCCGACGAGGTCGCGGTTTCGACGTGTTATTATGGCGACGCCGTTCCCGATACTGGCGTTTACATCGTCGAGGAGATGGAGCCGGAAAAGGCGGAGGAACGACTCGATCGTTATATCGCCGACGCCGACGCTTGGATCGACACGGTACTCCGTCGCAACGGATGGACGGTCCCGGTTACGATGGACGGTTCGTCCGACGCAAACACGATTCGGAACGTCGCGGTCGAGCACGTTAAGCGGAACCTCTTTACAAGGCGTAAAGGATTCAATCCCGAGAAGTCGCCCTATACGTTGCGCGGCAACAAACAGCTCGAGGATATGTTGACGGCGCTCAAACCGTCTCACGCTTCCGATCTATTGACGATTCAAAGCCGCGACGAGTATATGCAAGGACGGACCGAGACTCCGTTTTATCAACAGAATCGCTCGCGGGATAAGATGAGGGGTTGGTAATGGCGAGCGGCGATATCCATATTTCGGCGAACTTGATCGGAGCGAAAGAGCTCCAAGCGAAGCTCTCGAAGATTATTAGCAAAGGCGACGACTTGACTCGTCCGTTTCGGGATTCCGTTGTTCAAATGATCGGGTCGGTCCGCCGGAACTTTCGCGAGGAGGGACGTCCTGACCGTTGGCCAGAATCTCAACGGGTTATCTTGGGGCAAGGCGAACGGACGCTCCGGATCACTGGCGCTCTAATGAACTCGGTGAACGGGCGGGCGTCTAAGAGGCGAATGACGATCGGGTCAAATCTTGATTACGCGGCGATTCACCAATTCGGAGGATCAACGCCGCCTCATGTTATTGAGCCGGTCAACGCCAAGGCGCTCCGATGGTTCGGACCCGGCGGCGGAGCGATCTTCGCGAAGCGGGTTAACCATCCCGGAAGTGAGATCCCGGCGCGACGGTTCGCGATGTTCCATAAGGACGATCGTAAGTTTATTGTCGACCGGGTATCCCGACACGTCAACGGGAGGCGATAATGTCGTTAGGGCTGGATCTAATCGCCTTTGAGGAGGCAATTGAAACAAAGCTCGACGCGATCCTCCCCGACGCCTCGGTCGGTACTTATGATACTTGGACCGAATTAAGGGATCGGGGAGAACCGATCAACGCGCCGTCCGTGTTCTTTGCATTCGACGGGATGGACCAAGAGGAGATCGGTAACACGAACGCCGCGATCTTGGTCGAGGTAAACTTGAAATGGAATCTCTTGATCGTTGCCGAATCGTTCCGATCAGGTCGGGACAAGCGGCGCGAAACGGGCGAGGGATTGTACGATCTTTACGAGTTGATAATGGACGGATTGACCGGGTCGAACCTCGGGATCGACGCAACGATGGAGGCGACGCTCGGCGAGTTACGACCGTTCGAGGTCGTCTTGGGGCAAGAGCTCATATATGAGCTCCCGGTATCGTGGATACATTATACCGTTAAGGAATAGGAGCCGACGATGGCAGTCGATACAACTAATATCGCGTTCGGGACGGCGTTTATCAGGTTCCTCCCTCACCAAATAGGAGCGGACTATTCGTCGACGGGAGAGCCGTTCCTTGCGACAATGCTCGACTCGACGGTTTATATCGGTTTCACAACGAACGGCGGCGAAGTCCAGCTCGACGCGAACGTTCTCGAGTTTGAAGTTCAAGAGGAGACGTTCCCGGTTGGACTCGGTGTCGTCTCGGCGTCGACAAAAATATCGTTCGAGTCTCCCAATCTCGGGAACGAGTTACTCTTAGCCCGAACGCTCGGGTTGTTGGAGAACGAAGAGGAGACGATTAGCTCCAAGGAATACTATACAGCGACCGGGATCAAGGTAATTCCGCAAGGGTTCGGCGTGTTGATATCGCAACGTCGCCAAGACGGGAACGGGTTCGATCACATATACGCGCCGAACTGCCAGATCGACGCCTCGGATTGGGCGGTTACATATGCGAGGACCGAGCTCCGAAAAAAGACGATAACCCTAATCGCTCACGCGAGCGATCAGGCGGCGCTCCTCATGCCATTGCAAGGCGCGAATAAACACGCCTCAATCTCGTATCTCGAGCAAGCGGCGGCGACGGTCGAGTTTTCGAAATGTCTCCGACACGACGGGTCTCATACAACCGACAACCCGGTCCATATGTCTCACGGGTTAGGGATCGACGCCGGGGCGGCTGAGATCACGACCGGCGGATACGGGAGCGTCGATCGTGATTCCGAACATATCGTCTCTCATGGCGAGTATATGATCCGTCTCTCGTCGGTAACTTCGGGAAACGAGGTATTTATTGCTTGCGGCGTACCGTCGGCCCTGGCGTCGACCGGAGCGTCGGAACATCATTGGAACCGAACCGCGTCGGCTCAATGGACGCTTGCGGCGAAACATATGACATATACCGCGCCAATGATTATCCGAGCGTTCGATATGGAGGGACAACTCCTCACGCCGACCGATATCACTTATACGGACGGAGCGCCGGGAGTCGGACAAATCGTCCTCGACTTTGCGTCCGCCGTCGCGGGTCGGGCGATCGTTTGTTTGACTGGACCGAACGGAGCGTTAACTGCGTCGCCAACACCGGCGACGACTTGGGTTATATCGGCGGCGGGTAATACCGATCATCTCCCGTTTATCTTTGCTTGTATGGATGGATCGAACAACCCGATCGAACCGCTCTCGTACTCATACGACGGCGGAGCCGAAGAGTACACATTGAACTGGGGATCGTCTCAAGCGGGGACGTACCGCGCCATTTTTTAACAAGGAGAGAGAAACATGCCAACCTCACCGACTGGTATTCGTTGGGGACTCGACGCGGTAATGATAACCGCTCATACTGGCTCATTCGTGACTCCGGTATGGCAGGAGATCGCGTTCGTTGATCTTCTCGTCGACCTGTTGGCCGCCGAGACAACCTTGGACTTTGTCCATTCCGCCGAGCTCAAGATGGATCTCGAGAACGAGATGTTTGAGCTCACTAACGAAATGTTCTCCGTCGGACACGGCGTCAAAACCGGTTCTTGTGAGCTTACATTGACTTGTGACGCGGGCGATATCAATTCCCTCGTTTGGGCGCTCGGAAAGTCCGGGTATCAAACCGAGGACAACGTGACCGGGACCGACGACTTTTATACGTTGACCGGCGGCGTTGTGATTCCGCAACGGGTCTCGATTCTGTTAAAGATCGACAACCCGCACGAGTCGACGTATAGCGATTACGTCTATCTCCCCAATTGCCAAGCAAAGGGGAACCTCGCGTCGTTAATGTTGTCCCGGAAAGAACGTCGGACCGTCGACGTCGAGTTCATTTGTCACGCTTCGAACCAACGCGCTGCGTCCGGAGACGCTCTCGATATGTGTATCGAAGCGTCGGGCGGAGCGACGAAACCGGGATCGCCGTTTAAGCTAATGACTCAATACGGATAAGTCCGGGAGAGTCCCGGATCACATAGACGAGACGCGGAGGTATCGTGGATACTATGTTCACAATCGACGGCAACGAGTACCGGATCGGTCGACTCGACGTCGGGATGTTTCAGGATATGGGAGTCTTGATCGGTTGCTTGAAGAGGCTCCCCAAAACCGAGCCGGATCAGGAGATCCAATTCGCCGACATAATGGAGACGATCCTCGCCGAGGGGATGTTGTCCGAAGTGTTAACGATTGTCCTCGAGCCGGTCGATCACGACGCGAAGTTCGATCCGAAGCGGGTCGACTTACCGATGGCGCTCGAGGTACTCGAGGGTTTTTTTACCTTGAACGTCGAGTTCTTGCGAGCTATCCCGAGCTCTTTGCAAAGGATCGCGTCGACGATAATCCAGTTAGCGCCGAAAGTCGGGGCGAACGGAGGGGCCGCTCCATTCGCGGAAGTCTCGGGATTTTCAGAATCCTCGGACGTCCCGCCGAATACGAAGCAATAAGGAGGCTCCCGCTCGACGTCGCGTTGGCGTATGTCGTTGAGACAATTAACGACTCGAAGCAAGACGGGTTCGCTCCGGAGGCTGGAGATGTTGGGCCTCGGACCGACGGCGCGTTCGATCCATTCGCTTTGATTCATCGACAAATTGAACTCGACAACCCACAAGGCCCGAAGTCTAAGACGATCAACCTATCGGAGCTCGGCAATGGCTAAACAAACGGACACCCTCTTACTCGAGCTCCGAGCCGATATATCGGACCTTCAGTCCGACCTCAACAAAGCAACCCGCTCGATCAAGGGATTCGGTAAGCAAACGACCGGATCGTTTGGCGCTATTACCGCCGCCGCTAAACGGATGGCGGGACCACTCGCCGCTGCTTTCACGATTACCGGATTGACCCGGACCGTTAACCAGTTAGTCGACGCCGCCGATTCGATTGGGAAGTCCGCCGACAAGATCGGACTCTCGACAACCGAGCTTCAAGAATGGCGATACGCCGCCGAGAGAAACAGGGTCGCCGCTAATACTCTCGATATGGCGGTCCAGCGGTTTACCCGCCGAACAGCCGAGGCGGCTCAAGGGACCGGCGAAGCGAAAGCGGCTCTCGAGGAATTGGGGATCGAGCTCCTCGATACCGAGGGGAATCTTCGTCGACCCGAGGAACTCCTCCTCGATGTTGCCGACGCGATGGAAAAGGTAGAATCGCAAGGGGACCGGGTCCGTATTGCTATGAGGCTTTTCGACTCCGAGGGCGTTGCGATGGTCAACGTTCTCCGGGGCGGATCGTCCGCTCTTCGTGAAATGAAACAGGAGCTCGCCGACGTTGGCGGGATCATTGACGAGGACTTGATTCGCAACACCGAAGAGCTCAAGAACGCGACCGCCGAACTCGATACCGCTTGGCGCGGGTTCTCCTCAACCCTCATTCTCGAAGCGGCTCCGGCAATGGCAAGCGTGACTAATTGGGGGACTTGGCTCGTTCAGTCAATCGCCGGACTCAAAAATCTCGAAAAGCCCCAAGTCCTCCCCGATCTCGCTTTGATCGAAGAGGAGATGAGGATTCGCCAAGAGATCGCTCGACTCGAAAAGATGGAGGCGGGGAATCGTAGTCGATGGAGCGCCGAGTATACCGCTCAACACGACGCGAGAAAAGCCGAGCTCCGTGAGGAACTCGAAGCTCACCTCGAACAGCAAACCGCCGAACAGCTCGCCCTCAAGGCAAAGCGGGAAGAGGAGGAGGCGGCGGCAAAACTCGCCGATGAACTACGGCAACTCAACGAGGAACGCGCGGAGGCGGCGAAGTATATTCGTGAGTTCACGGCAGAGCTCCTAAAATCGCAAGAATTAGCTAAGGATATGGCGCGACCTACAGCCGATAGATTGGATCTTGAATATGAATCTCAATTACAGCTGCTAGGAGCAATGGAGGAGGTCGAAGCCGCCTTCGAGGGGCTCGATATCTTTGATCGATGGTCGAAGCAACAGATCCGCGCCTTTAACAATATGAAGAGCGCGATCGAGTCGGGCTGGGAACAGTTGTGGGTATCGCTTGCTGACTCCGATATGACCGGGGCCGAGCGCTGGAAGGCTATACAAAACAGTATCCTTCAAGCCGGACTCCGCACCGCGTCAGAGCTGACTATCGCTTGGATAATGAGTGAAGAGACTCGGGCGATGTTTACGCAGGCCAATGTGGCGAAAGTTGTTGTCGCGATGGCGACCGAGATTAGCGCGAGGTTGTCGGCGGCGGCGGCGGCGATCGCTCAGGCGATCGGAAGTTTGTTTGCATGGTTTGCGTCGCTTGGTCCTTGGGGTATCGCAGCGGCGACGGCTTCCGCCGCTGGATTGATAGCGACTTTCGCCGGGCTCAAGAGTCAGCTTGGATTCGAAAAAGGCGGACTCTTCGGTAAAGGGCAAACCGCATTCCTCGAGGGAGCCGGTCCCGAGCTTGTCGCGCCGGTCGGAGACTTCTTTACAGCGGTCGCCGGATTGACTGGCGCTCGCGAACGCGACCTCCGGGAGGGTCGTTCAGTCGGAGGCTCGTCGGGTCCGTCGATGGTATTTAATATCACGGCAATGAGCGGCGCGGACGTACAACGGGCGGTCGAACGCGATGTTATCCCGGCGCTCAAGCGGGCGAGGAATCGCGGGAGGAATTGGTAATGCCATCGTCTTATTACCTCAAGCTCGAGTATCCTCACGACGCGGCGGTTACGGCGACTTGCGAGATAACTTCTTGCGCTCCCGAAATGCCTAACGAGATGGAACAGGAGATCGACCGGGTCCAGAAACGACACGAGTCTCGATCGGGTAACGTGCAAGTCCTCGATCTTGGGTCGGTCCGAACCCGGTTCTCCATTGTCCTCCCGTTCTTGTCCGAGGACGATAAAGAGGATCTCTTTAACTTTCTCAGCAAAGAAGCTCCGACCAACTGGAACGCCAACTATACGGGCGCGTCGAACCCGCAAGTCGGCGGCGTCAAGTATTCGAAATATCCGTTTACCCTAACCTTTGCGTCCGGATGGTCCCGCGACGTTCGCTTGATTGGCGATATCCAACGAGCAAGAGCTCACTCGGAGCGATGGCGATACGAGTTCGAAGTGATCGACGAGACCTAAGAGGGCGCGATGTTTTCATTCCATGCCGACTTTCTCGCAAGAATGGACGACGCCGGGATCGACCCGGTTGTTCTTGTCGAGATCGACTCAAATACGAGTTGGTACTTTAGCTCCCGACCGCTTACGTCCGGAATGGGAGCGTCGTATGCGGATTACGAACCCGTAATCGCCAACCTCTCTCCGGTCGAATGGGAGCTCCCTACCGGACGAATCGGTGTTGCTCTGATCTCCGATATCTCCCTCGTCCTCCAAAACATTGACACGGACCTCGTCGCGGCGATCCTTACAACGAGTCTCACCAATGATACTCTTGAGGAGAAAACGTTCGTCGTCAAGGTCGGTTTCATGCTCAAGACGACCGGGTCCGCTTATTCGATTGCGAACTTTAATACGATCTATGAGGGCAAGATCCGAGACTACACTTGGACCGAGCAAGAATTAACGATCGTCGCTTATGACGAACGCGGGACAACGAACCCTCCGATCCCTCGGTATAAGCACGACGAGGACGATCCCGATTGTCACGAGGATATCCAAGGCGAATACATTCCAATCCTTTACGGCGACGCCCAACACGCCCTCGCGATCCAAGCTAGCACGGCGCTCGGCGCTCAATCGTTTGCTTGTAACGCGCCAGGCGGACTCGGGAACATCGGGTTAGCAGCGACAACGGTCGCAAATATCGACGTTAAGGTTTGGGACGACGGTTCTAAAAAGTGGTTGACGGTCGCTCATACGGACGACGAGGGAGTCTCTGGCGCGGAGGAGTATACTTGGGGATCGACCGGGATCGACTTCGATGACGCGGCGAATCCTAACGCCGAACTCGGGAACGCTTTGTTCGTGTACGAGATCCATCCGATCGAGACAGTTACATATACGAGCGGCGACGTAACCAACCCGGATAACGTTTGGGACGACAATACGGCGACTTACGCTTTATTTGAAACCGACAACCACGGACCGTCGAACGGGGCTCCGTACACTTTCCTCGCCGGATACATCGAATCGGGAGGGTACGAGGGCGGCGTTGCCGCAACCTATCGCCTCCCGGCATTCCGGCAAACCAGAGGGAACCTCTTACACGTTTACGTTTTGCTCAAAGCTGACTCGGTTCCCGCTTGGCTAACTGATACCGGGACTCCCGATATCCGATACGCTTTTGTCTGTTGTACTCCGAACCCGAATACTTGGGGTTATTTCGGCGGGCTGGAAAGCCGGGGCGAGATGTTTAGAATAGTTTCGCCATCGTACAACAACATCGACGGGACCGACGACGTTAACGATCACGACCTTGTAGGGATCTTCGCCGGGACTCCGGTTCCGGGGGGCGGGTACGGCGGCGCGAACTCGCGGTTCGGACAAACCGGACTCGCGACTTTGTCGGGCGCTTACATAATGGTCGGATCAATGTATTACCGGTACGCCCGCGAAGATCACGACTTTAATTGTTACGAGGTTTATCTTCTCGTCTCGACTGTTATCAACTTCGAGGAGATCCCGCGTCTTTGTCTCGAGATTCAGGGACGATACTACTCGACGACTTGGGACGGTCGGTATACGTCGACCGATCCGATCGAACGCGGCGTCGATATCTTCGAGGGGATGTTGCGACACGAGCTCGGATTGACCGGGTCGGAGATTGATACGTCTCGGTTCGATACCGCCAGGTCGACCTCCGGCGCTTATATGAAAGGTGTTCTCTCGCTCTATGAGTCGGAGGACTGGTTAGAGATTAAGGCTCGAATGTGTGAGGGTCTCGCCGCCCGTTCTTGGCGGGAGATAGCTGGCAAGGAGGCGATATACGTTCAACCGTCGGCTCCATCGTCCGACGCCGATCTCACCGAGGATCACATTATTTTTGAGTCGATGGACGTAAAGAAAACGCCGCTCGACGAATGTTATAACGAATGGATCGTTCGGTACAACTGGCAACCGATCGCCGATCGTTGGGGCGGGGAGCGATATGTCAACGCCTCGGACAATAATTTTACAACACTCACGACCCAAGGGAACGCCGCCGAGACCTTGTGTTCGTCTTCGGTAACGATCCTCGGACATACCCGAATCAAGGTAATCGAGAATCGGTTTGTCGACACGTCGGCTCACGCCGAGCGATTGCTGGACCGAATGATAAACCGGGAGCTCCGTCCGTTCCGCCATTGGGTCGCAACGTTCCGAACGATGTACGACGAGGCATTTGGGTTGGAGCTCTGCGATATAATCACGATCGACCATCCGGCGATTCCAACGGCGCTCCAAGGCGCGACTCATTATTGGGAAGTAACGCGGGTCGCTTACGATTGTCTCAACGCCGAACTCGAGATCGAGGCGGTTAGCTTGGAGGCGGACGATTGATTCGGGTCGGGATAGTTCGATACTTCAGCTCGGACCAAGGGTCGCCCGGAACGATATTCGGACCGGGGATCGGCGGCGATCGAGGCTTTTACGAAACACTCGAGCTCCCTTGGCGCGATAACCAAAGGTCGATTAGTTGTATTGCGGCGGGCGATTATGTCGTTAAGATTCGGCTCTCCCCGAAGTACGGCGCGATCTATTGGGTAACGGACGTCGCCGGTCGGAGCTGGATTTTAATACACTCCGGCAACTACGCCGGACGAGTCGATCTTGGTTTTCGGTCTCACGTTGAGGGTTGTATATTACTCGGTATGAATCACGGATCAATCCAAGGACAACGCGCCGTCCTAAACTCGCGTCGCGCCGTCCGGGGATTCTACGAGGAAACAGGCGGAGAGGACTTGCTCCTCTCAATTCGGAATCTTTGGGAGGATTAGATGGCCGAGTACCGGGAACAAAACGAAAACGTCTCGATCGACGCCGGGAACAACGATATCGACATTACGGTCCGCCCGCTTATGTTGAACGAGGCGGACGTGCTCGAGGTCACTCAGTCGAGCGGATTAACGGTCGAGACTGTTGATATGTCCGTTTTGAATACGCCGTATTTTATTGATCTTATGAGGTGGATTCAAGACTCGGGCGACAAGTTCGCTTGTTGGAGTCCGGCGAGTATGAGAATTACGATCGCGCCAACCGCCGGGACGCCGACGAACATCGATGTTAATTACTACGAGTGCGAGCACCTATTCCTCACACTCAAAACAACCGCGACCTCCGAGGCGACCGCGACACTATTCGCTCGAGTCCAAGGAGTCTAACATGAGCCGAGGTTCAACGCCTTACGGAGCTCTCGGGCGCGGAGCTCTCGCTTACGGGTCCAGTCGGCGAGGCGTCGGGTCGTTGGTTTGGCCTCCGCCTTATCAAGCGTATTGGACTTACGCTTACGATTGCCGGTTCAATTCGAATTGGTTAACCTTGACCGGGGCGTCCGTCGACATTTGGTCCTCCCGGTTGACGACTCGCAATATGCCCGGAAGCGGATCGACACGACCGACCGTCGCGGTTGGTACGGGTATGTATTTCGACGACGACGTCGGCGAGGCGGACTTCTTAATCAATACACAACTCGCGATCTCGCCGCCTTACTCGATCTTCGCCCTCACCAAACGAACATCTCAGAATAACATCACGATCGGTCGCCCGGACAACGGGACTGCAGGTTCGTTTTTGGTTCGGTACGACGGGGCAAAGTATCGCCATCGCGCCGAGGAGGTAGAGGACTTTGGCGTTACCGCGACCGGATTCGATCTTAACGAATGGCAAGCGGAGGGCGTTGTTTGCGACGGGTCGACGACCGACTTTTACGCGAACGGCGTTTATCAAGCGCAAGACGCCTCGCCGTCCGGGAATGACTTCTATCTCCAACGGTTCGGCGCTTGGAGCGGCGACACTTACAACGACTTCAATATGGCGCTCGTTCTAGTTTCGACAACCGACGCTCTCACTCAAACCGAGGGCGGGCGTCTCTGCGAATGGATGGAGAGGACTCATGCCCTTGCGTGAGATTAGCG